GTATCAACGAACTTCACATTTTGTTCAGTGTGGGATCCAAGTCCCATACTGATGGGTTGAGTGTCCATGTGTGTAACAGGGACCTCATCTGATTGGGGCACATAACGTGACTTCATGTCACGCCAGCGCCTGTACGCAAACCATTGTTCATCTGTCATTCTAACAATGTGAACACGGATATCTCCTTCTTCATAAGACCCGATATGGTTGCGCTTTGGTTTGGGAACTTCTGATGAATGTGGTGACACATTACACCAGCAAGACTTTTCGTAAATTTTGCAATCCGGACATAAATTTGTCCTCCAATGATCCTGAATAGTATCAGGAATCATTCCTTTCGACTTGCAATTACAAATGTCTTCCATATATCCGCATGATCGACAAAAAGGAAGTACCTTCGAGCAGATTTCTGCTGAGTCTGGTTCTACATAGCATGTGCAATGTTTACCATATAACCCGCAGTCAGAACAGTAGTCAATACCAGATTGACATTCAACTTCTGATTTATCTGCATCATTTGCTTCCAACTTTATCAAACATTTGGATTCTCTCAAATCTTTTACCAAAGCATAAAGTACATAGGCAGTGATTGAAACAAACATGCCCCAAACACCGTTAGCCGCGTCATCCAACGCTTGTGGAACTATAGTGTCCACCGAACTACGAAGGGGATCTTTTGACCTCGAGACGATCCCAAAACTCCATTTATTGAAAGGAAAAATATAGGTTGTACAAATATGTATTAATATGCACGTATATAAAATATATACAAAATTTTCGCCGTCCCTTTAATACATCTGGGTAACTACGACTTACGAATCTAATCGTATTTCTTTAGCCATGCTTCGACACGTTCGTCAAATGTCGTCATGACTGCAGGGATAGGAAGATCGAGTTCATCACAGACTTGCTTCATGCAAGCTTGTTTCTCGTTATATACCTCTCTTCCGTGCCCAAACCACTCGTGCATTGCTGTCTCAACACAGCTAATAGCAACGTTAATAGGCTTCTGGGTCTTTGACTCCAAATTGGCATGCAAACTCTTCATGATAGAATCGTTGCTTAATGCTCCAATGTTACGTCCAATTTCTGGAATAAAAACAGACTTCCTTTTCAGAAAATCAGCGTCTTCATCATGCATGAACGCAAT